ACGGTAAGCCTGTCGTGTATGAGCCTCAGAACGTAAAAGACGCCCGCCAGAAGTTTATGGCAGCCCTTGCCCCTTACGCTCCCAAAGCCCCGTTTACGGGTCCTGTAAGGCTTTCGACGACGTGGATATATTTAGCGACTACCGCTCATCCTGTAAAGAGTTGGAAAACAACAAAGCCCGATACGGATAATCTCGTGAAGCTCTTAAAAGACGTGATGACGGATTTGGGCTTTTGGACAGATGATGCTCTTGTCGCTTGTGAAGAAATTCAAAAATTTTACCTTGATAAGCCCGGACTTTATATCGAGATAGAGGAACTTTCCAATGGCTAATCAAGAGGTCGTAAAACGAGCCAGAAGTGCCTTTAAGGAGATTCTAAACGAGATGGAACACCCCCAGTTTGATTTACTTAGACGTGATCCTGAAATTAAGAACCTCGTTGAACGCCTTGTCCGAAAAGTAGAGGCCGCTCGTAATCCTAAGAACTGGCCGATTGAAGAATACCATGACGATTACGAAAAGAAGCACCCCGAAGACAGTAATTTATGGGTATGGCTATTTCTACATGCAGCCTTCATTAACTCTGAACTTGCCGATGTGCTTTGTTTTCTTCGTGGTCGTGGCTGTGTGCTTATCCCCGATGACCGATTTGGGTATGTCATTCGGCCTGTTATTGGTAAAGACGGATTTAAAAGCCAGGAAGAATATAACCAAATCAAGGAGCCGCTGGCTGATTACGGAGAACCCCTGGTTAAGTTGCTAAAGAAAATGAAAGCTTTAGTTGACTGCGGCAATATCTTACCGCAAAAAGAATTACAACAAACGACACTGAAAGGAGAACAAGATAATGAATAAAGAAGCGATAGGCGGCGTAATGTATGGTATTACGGTAGCCAAGGGAATAATAGGAGTAGCGATGGACGAACTTGAGGATTGCGGACTCGATGATTATGAACTGGAAGCGACAAAAAAATATTTACGGGAAGGTATAAAGCGACTTAATATGACTTACGATATTGTAGATTGTGCAGAAGGCTAGTGAGGAAGAATGAAATGGCATAAAATTAAGAAATGTTTACCTCCGGAGGGAGAAGTGGTTCTAATTCATGTATACGGTTACAAGTACGCAGTTGGACAATTATCCTCTTATGGCAAAGATGGTATGGAATTTGGTTTCTTGCCGTGGAATGATGGCGATGAGTTTTTAAAAGCTAGTGAATGCTTGGCATGGGCTAAGTTTAAAGATAGAAGCCCGTTCGAGCCAAATTTTCGGCGTAATGAGTGACGAACTCATTACATAATAGGAGGTACAGCATGAACGCGAAGGAGTATCTTGAGTACGTCCGCAGTCTTGATATCAGGCTACGGATGAAGGACGCACAGATATCACAGCTTCAGCGAGACATCTGCTGCATACGGGCACTGGACTATACGAAAGACCGCATCAGCGGCGGTAGTCCTGTCGATATCTCTGATAAGATTGCAAGACTCGATGAGCTTATTAGAGAGGCGAATGAGGAATGGGATGAGCTTATCGCTGAGCGAGAACGAGCGAACGCCCGCATTCGTAAACTCGAGAGCATTAAGCAGCAGGAGGTACTGACAAGACGGTTCATATACAATGAGAAGTGGGAAGTCATCGCCGTGAAGATGAACATCACGTGGCAAAGTGTGTGGAAATTGTATTACCGAGCCCTGAAAAGTTTTCAAAAAATTTTCTAGGGGGGTGATTAAATGTCCAATGCTTGACATGGTATGATGTATGTGTGAAAAGTGCGTAAAGCACTACTATTATTCTAATGTAGTTTTATTTTACAGGCCGGTGGCGTTCTTCCTCCAAGAATGCCACCACTTTTATTTGAGCCATGACGAGGTTATCCATGACCGAACACAAGACACAAGTACATTGCTGCTGTAAGTCCTGCCTCAATAACAATAAAGGTACATGCTCTGCTAACGCAATCCGAATCGGCGGGACAGGTAGGTGCAAGTGCTATGTGGCAGCCAAAGACGTCATGAACACATCTCGTTATGGCTCGCGGAGGTGATCCGATGCCTAGAAAGAGTATGCACGTGTGCTTCTATCCCGGTTGTCAGGAGCTTACGAGAGAACGATATTGTGAGAAGCACCGTAAGACTTCGTACGACGACCGAAGAGAAAGCGCCGCTAAACGAGGGTACGGGTCGAAATGGGCGAAAGCCCGACTTGCCTTTTTGGCTGAACATCCGACGTGTGAGTGTGAACGGTGTAGGGCATCAGGGCAGCCGTTACCTGCGGACGTGGTAGACCACATCATTCCGCATAGAGGGAATCAGAAGCTGTTCTGGGATACGAAAAACTGGCAAGCTATGAATCATGTATGTCATAATCGTAAGACAGCGAGAGAGGACGGAGGCTTCGGCAACCGTTCTCGTAATTGAGAAAATATAATTTTAATTGAGAATGAGAAGAGGCCCCCCGGCGAAAAAAGTTCTGAGGCGCGAAGCCCAGACCGTGGCGGTCTCTTCTTTGTAAAAATTTCGTGAAATGATAGGGGTTCTGAGAAAGGAGGAAAACGCTATGGCAGGACGACCGGCTAAGCCGATTGAGCTTCATCTGCTTAACGGAAACAAAAGGCACCTTACGAAGGCCGAAATTGAGCAGCGGAAAAAGTCCGAAGTGAAGCTCGGCGAACACAAATTGGTTTGCCCTTCGTATGTTCGACAGGACAAAAACGCTTATAAGAAATGGAAAGAAATCGTCAAGCTCTACAAGGACATAGACTTCGTAAGCTCGGCGGACGTTGGGCTGATGGCCCGATACTGCATGGCGTTCTCCGAATACATAAACCTTACCGAACATCGAAAGGTCTGCGCGACAATCCGAGTCGACACAGGCAACGGCGAGGACGTCGATATGGTGAAGGCCTTAGAAGGGAAGTATTCTCCGAAGACGGCGGCCAAGATGTTCGAGAAGATTGAGTACGTATTCTCGGTGTCAGGAGTGATTGCTGTTGATAAGGCGCTGAACGCCAAGATGTCAGCACTCGTTCAGATGGAAGACCGACTGTTCCTTAATCCCTTGGCCAAGGTCCGAAACATTCCGAAGAAGGAAGTGAAGGAAGAAGATCCCCTGGCAGGAAAGGGATTCGGTAATGTATGACGCTTACCGACGAGCTCATTCAATATAGCAAGGACTGCATAGTCGATACTCGGCACGTCTGCCAGAAGCACCGATGGGCGTGCGAACGGTTCCTCAACGATTTAAAAAAGTCAGGAACGAAAGACTTCCCGTACATCTTCGACGAAGAGAAAGCCTTGAGATTCTTCGAATGGGCGGCGCTACATAAGCACACGAAAGGCGTCCTTGCAGGAGAACCTATCGAGTTCACCCCGATACAGAGGTTTATCTTCGGCAATGTCTATGGGTGGATTCATCAGGAGACAGGGCTCAGGCGGTTCCGTAAGGCCTACTGGCAGGTAGCCAGGAAGAATGCCAAGTCACAATCACTGGCAATCGTCGGCGATTATGAGCTGATGGCTCTGGGCGAGCCGATGAGCGAAGTCTATATCGGTGCGACGAAGTCGATGCAGGCTAAGATTATATATAACGAAGTCGTGGCCATGTTGAAGCGGTGCCCGCTTCTTAAGGGCAAGTGGCATGAGTCGTACGGAGTCATTCGTCATCCGAAGAGCGACTCAATCCTTAGAGCCCTGTCTAAAGACGACGGCAAGACGGGTGACGGTCTCAACCCTCAATGCGGGCTCATCGATGAATATCACGCTCATCCGACCGATGAGATTCTTGAAGTTATAAACACCGGCATGGTTGCCAGACGGCAGCCGCTTCTTTTTATAATTACGACGGCGGGGACAAACTTCGGCGGTCCTTGTTACCGAGTTGAGTACCCGCTCGTCGAAAAGATACTCGACCCGTCGCTCGACTTCGATGTCGCCGATTACTTCTGTATGGTCAACGAGCTTGACCGAGACCAAGAGGGCAACCTCATTGATGACGTCAAAGACGAAGAGTGTTGGGTGAAGGGCAATCCGATAGCGGCGACTTATCCCGAAGGCCTGGCGAACATTCGCAGTAAGTTAGCCTCGGCTCTAGAGAGCCCTGAGAAGATGGAGTCGTTCCTCACCAAGAACATGAACCTATGGGTCAATCAGTCCGCTATGTCGTATATGGACATGGCGAAATGGAAAGAACGGGGAGCGATTACGGAGATACCCGTCGACCTGTACGGCAGACCCGCATATGTCGGCATTGACTTGTCGAAGCGTATCGACCTTACGGCGGCGGGCATTATAGTACCAATCGACGGTGACGGTGCGGTCCAGTATGTAGTCAGGGCACATGGGTTCATTCCTGAGGACACTGTCGCCGTTCATGAGAAGACCGATAAGGTCCCGTATCGTGCCTGGGCGAAGGCGGGGTACCTCACGATAACGCCGGGCGATGTCGTCGACTACCGCTTCATCGAGTCGTGGATACATGAGACGACCGACGACCTCGGCGTGAATGTAAAGGAGCTGTGCTATGACCCGTATAATGCGACACACTTTGCACAAGATTTTGATGCCCAGGGCATTACGACAGTAGAAGTCAGACAGGGGATGCGGACATTATCAGAGCCGACGAAAGCGTTCCGAGAAGAAGCCTATCGAGGGAACATTCTTCATGAACCGAATCCGCTTCTCGACTGGGCGGTCAGTAATGCGGTAACGAAACGGGACCATAACGAGAACATTATTCTCGATAAAGAGAAGTCGACGAACCGCATCGACCCGATAGCAGCAGTCATTAACGCCTTCAGTCGAGCTCGAGTCACCGCCGAAGAAGATATGAGCGATTATGTACTGTCCGACGACTTTAGTCTATAAGGAGAACACGATGACAATAATTCGAAAATATATTGATGACCTACTGCTTATAACAGGCTTCATCTTGTTGGTGATTGCCGGTGCATACGTAAGCCCTGTGGTCGCTTTGTACACGGCGGCCGTTGAATGCTTATCGGGAGCGTATCTTATAAGCTACACGTACGGCCGAAGTAAAGGAGTAGATGACGATGTTCGTTCGTAACTGGATACAGAATCGAGGAGCGTCGGGCCAACTCTTTACTGGCGGCGACAGCGGCACCTTGTCGAACCCGGCACAGTGGCTCATCGATGCCATAGGCGGCGGTTCGACCGTAACACCTGAGAAGGCGGCGAAAAACTCGAACGTCTCGGCGTGTGTGTCGATACTCGCTGATGACGTCGGAAAGCTTCCGATTCACACGTTTAATAAGCAAAAGAAAGACCTCGGTATGGCGCATCCCGTTGCTAAGCTGCTGTATGAACGTCCGAACCCGTTCATGTCGGCCTTCGTCTTCAAGCAGACGATTCAAGGGCACGTAGGTATCTACGGCAACGGGATAGCTTATATAGAATGGGGTAAAGACGGATATCCTACGGCATTATGGCCGCTCGACCCGGTGAGAACCTCCGTCGCTCTCGATGTATCGACAGGAAAGCTTCAGTATCGAACACAGAACGCACGAGGCGAAGTATTCGACCTTCAGCCCGAAGACGTTCTTCACTTTAAGGCATTCACGAAGGACGGCATCATAGGTATACCGCCGTGGAAGACGCTCGTCGATGAGCTCGACAGTCAGAATGCGATAAAGTCGTTCATCAGTGACTTCTACCGTAACGGCACACTCTCAAGCGGGGTCCTTAAGACGGCGACAAAATTAAACGCTGAAGCCAAACAGAAGATCCGAGAAGAGTGGGAAAAATTAAACGCCGGTACGAACAACGCCGGTCACGTAGCTGTCCTTGATGTCGGGCTAGACTTTCAACAACTCGGCATGCAACTTGACCAGGCTCAATTTCTTGATACACAGAAGTTCGGCATTACAGAGGTCGCTAAGGTCTATCGAGTGCCGCCTCATAAGTTGGCACAGCTCGACCGAGCTACATACGCTAATGCTGAAGCGATGGGTCTTGACTACATTAAAACCACTCTGCTACCGATATTTACTCAGTGGGAACAGGAAATAAATTATAAGCTCTTTACCGATAAGGAAAGGGCTTCTTTTTATGTCAAGTTCAATGCGGCCGCCGAGCTTCGAGGAGACAGCACCGCCCGCGCCGGATACTACCGAGATATGCTCAATAACGGTATCTACACCATTAATGAAATCCGTGAGATGGAAGAGATGGACGGCATCGGCGCTGATGGTGATAAGCACTTCGTATCGCTGAACTACACGACCCTCGAGAATCTCGGCAAGCCGATTGATACGTCGCCGAAAGGAGGTGAGGGGGAATGAAGCGATTAAGTTGTTTTAACATTCGCAACGAAACGGACCGGTCCGCAGACGTCTACATTCACGGTGACGTTATCGACGATGACGCTAAGGCGTGGCTGTCGGACTATGACGGGAATACGTTCGCAGGGTATGTGCTGCCGGTTGACGTACGAGATAGCCTCGAAGCGCTGAAAGGTAAGGACCTTACAATCTACGTCAACAGCGACGGCGGCAGCGTACCCGCGGGAATGGCCATCGCGAATATGATTCGAAGGCACGACGGGCACACCGTCGGCGTTGTGGACGGGTGGGCGGCAAGCATTGCGAGCGTTATTTTGTTCGCATGCGATGAAATCAGAATGCCGAACAATACCTTCCTGATGATTCATAAGCCGAGCGCGGCCTGCTGCGGCGATGCTGACGACATGCTAAGAGTAGCGACCATGCTTGACACGGTTCAGGACGGCATTGAACAGGTCTATCATAATAAGGCGAAAGACGGCACGACGGATGAGATGATTCATGATGCCGTAGAAGCTGAGACGTGGTACACGGCAGCCGAAGCGGCTGAGATGTTCGATATCACTGTTGAAGACGCCGCCGTTCAGCTCGTAGCGTGCAGTAAGGGCCTTGGCTTTAAGGCTATGCCTGAAGCCGTGAAGGCGGCCAAAACCGCCACAGAAGAAGAAAAGCCGACCGACAATACGGACGAACGTATTCGTCGGCTTCAAGTTGAATTAGAATTGCTTAAATAAGGAGGACAAAACCTTGACAGAAAAAGAAAGAGAATTACGCCAGTTGATGGCCGAAAAACAGACCAATATTCAGAACCTTTTAGCGGACAATCGCATCGACGAAGCCGAATCCGCAACGGAAGAACTCAAAGCGATCCGTCGTGAGTTCGATATCGTGCAGACGATGAACGACGTCGTCCCCGCGGCCGCTCCGTTCGGCGGTACACAACCGAGAGAAGAAGCGAAGGACGTTGACACGACTCACGTATTCGCTCAGTTATTGCGTAATCGCCACGATTCTCTCAGCGATACGGAATTATCCTTCGCTAAGTCCATGTCCGTGCGTAACGCGGCGAACATGAACGAAAGCGCAGGAGAAGCAGGCGGCTTCATCGTTCCGAAGGACTTACAGACGAAGATTAACGAATTAAAGCGTGCTTTGAATCCGCTGTCTGCTTTGGTTCGTGTTGAAAACGTAAACACGTTGAGCGGCGCGAGAGTGCTCGAAACGGCGTCCGACATGACGCCGCTTGCAGCTGTAGCAGAGCTTGCGGCTATCGGTGAAATCGACGGGCCGAAGTTTACTCAAGTCAAGTACGTTATTAGGAAGTTCGCAGGGATTCTTCCTATTTCTGAAGAACTCTTGGCAGATTCTGACCAGAATCTCTTAGCATATGTAAACGGATGGCTTGCGAAGAAGTCTGTAGCGACGGAAAACGCTCAGATTTTAGCCATTCTTAAGACGCTTACGAAGGCACCTTTGACGAACCTGGACGGCATCAAAGAACTCTTGAACGTCACACTCGACCCGACGATTTCCTTGATGTCTTCAGTATTGACCAACCAGGACGGCTTCAACTTCCTGGATAAACAAAAAGACACGGACGGCCGCTACCTCTTGCAGCCCAATCCCTTGGACTCGACTCAGAAGCTCTTGTTCGGCAAACCCGTAACGGTTGTATCGAATAAGGTCCTGCCGACCGATACTTCCGTGGCAAGCGCGAAGAAAGCACCGGTCATCATCGGCAGCTTCACGGATGCGGTCGTTCTCTTTGACCGTCAGGCTACGACGCTTACAGGTACGTCCGTAGGTGGCGACGCTTGGAAGCGGGACAGCTATGACGTGAAAGCTGTAACACGTATCGATGTTCAGAAGTTCGACGACAAAGCCGTTGTATTCGGCGAATTAACTATTTAAGGAGCTGACGATTCATGCTTCTGAAAGACGTAAAGCTCTATCTGCGAGTCGATGACTATACGGAAGACGAGGTCATTCAGGGCATGATAGACGCAGCCAAGCAGTATATTCAGACAGGTACGGGCGTTGCGTTCGACGAGACGAACGCCCGTCATCTGTTGACGTTGAAGATGATAGTAGCTCATTGGTACGATAACCGGGGGCTCGTCGGGAATACGACGGAGCTTCCGTTCACCGTCACCGCGCAGCTACTTCAGATTGAAGCCGAAAGGAGAGAAACCTAGTGAGTGATGTAATTCAATACGCTAAAGTCATTGAGCCGTGCGTATATAAGAACGAATTCTATGAAGTCGACGATATTATTACGGGAACAGAAGAAGAAATCGAACAACATGTCCACTTCGGATACGCTGTTCCGACAGAAGAAGCCCCCGTAGTTGAAGAAGAAGTCGTAGAAGAACAGCCCGCTGAAGAACCGGCTGAAGAAGAAGCGAAGAAAGGCAAGAAATAATGACAACCGTATCCGACCTCAGGTCACGGGTGGAGCTCTATAGGCCCGCCGTCGAGTCCGACGGTCAGGGCGGTTATGACGAACGCATGGACTTCGTGAACACCGTGTGGGCTCAGGTCCTGAAGCCGAGGTTCTGGGACGGCGAAGCGGGCGGCGGTCCTGTAGCGGGTATTACTCAGGGCATAACAATTCGATATCGTGAGGACGTCGGGTACGACTGGCAAGTCGATTACAAGAACGTACGGTACCGCATCATTCATATCGAATACGGCGAACGCCGAGATATAATGACGCTAACTTGTACGGCTGTCGAACACCACGGATAGGAGAATCCCATGTATATTAAGACGAATCTTGATGACGTGACCTTCAAGGCCACGGCTGACCTGTCGAAGTTTAATGACCTGACGAAGGAACGGATCCGCGACGTTGTACGCCAGAAGGCCGCTGAGGTCCAGGCTAAAGCGATTGAGCTTGTGCCGAAGGACACGGGAAAGCTCGCCAGTCAGATTCATCTAGAGTTTATGAACTCTGAGAAGACGACTGCGGCTAAGGTCTACACGAAGAACAAGATAGCACACTTCATTGAATACGGGGCAGGCGGTGCGGTCATCGTACCAAAGAAGAAGAAAGCCCTTGCCCCCGGAGCGACGGGTTGGTTCATGGCAAAAGCCGTCATACCGGCTCGTGCGGCTCACCCGTTCATGAAGCCTGCTATTGACTTCGTACGACCGTCTATCGAGTCGGCGATTAAGGAGGCTATTATCCGTGATAAGTAGAATTCCGTTCAACGCGGTACAGCAGAACGTCTATCAACTGCTCTCGGCAGGGCAGACGGTGCCGACGTATGACAGTGTCCCGACGGGACCTGAACACATGCCGTATATTGTTCTCGGAGAGTTTCACGGCTCGCCTGTGAACGAGAACAAAACGACGGTGTACCACACAGTATCTCAACAGATACACGTGTGGACGAAGGGAAAAGGCAAGAAAGAAGTAAACGACATTCTTGATGATGTCGTTCATTTACTTACGAAGTACGACCTGAACCTCAACGGATATACGCAGATAGGTACAGCGACCATATCGCAGTATCAGGCGTATCAGGAGCTCTACGCTGATAAGACGAGTGCTTATCACGGGATCCTGTCTGTTGAGTGGGTACTTCAACAAGAATTAAACTAAGGAGGAAATACATGTTAACAGAAGATAAAATCAAGAACCTTCCCGTGATGGAAGACAACACAACGGCCGTAGCGGGTAAAGATACCCTGGTCTATATCGCCCGGGATAACGCACCGACGTGGCTGCTCTTGGGCGGTCAGCGGAACAACCCGTTGTCTCGTAAGGCCGATTCTATTGACGCTACGTCGAAAGACAGCGGTAACTACGGCGATAAGCTCCCCGGTATGCTCAACTGGACTATGTCCTATGAAGGCTTATATGTAATGAACGACGAAGCGGTTGAAATCTTAGAGAACCGCTTCAACAACCGTAAGCCCGTATTCATTCGTCAGGAGTATCCGGACGGTTCGTATCGTACGGGATGGGCGTCCGTTACAACGCTCGATGAAGACCACAGCTACAGCGGCGTGTCTACCTTGAAGGTGACGTTCGAAGGCAAAGGTGCTATCTCCGATATTCAGAAGCTCTCGGCTGTACCGAACCTCGGTGCGTCTACGAGCACAGTATCGAAGGCAACCATCCCCAACATCCCTATTACGATTACGCCGGCCGAAGCCAATGTACGTTCGGTCATTATGGCCGATGGCACGAAACTCTATCAGGAAACGGACTACACTTACAGTCAAGGTGCCCTGAGGCTCTTGAATACAGGAGCTCTGAAAGACCACATCGTAGTCGGCGACAATCTCATTACGATTACGATTACAGCCGATGTCAAGCTTACCTACAAGCTTAAAGTCACGGCTTAATAGAAGTGAAAGAAGGAGCGGTCGAAAGGCCGCTCTTTTTTATTATTATCCGTAAAAAGGAGATATGAATATGAAAACAACACGGACACTTTCCGTCGGTGATAAACGATATGAGGCATATCTTACGATTAAGGATATGCGAATGATAGAACGAGAAATCAGTCAGTCTCTCTTGTCTATATTTGACGCCAGTTCGATTGCCGTCGTGTCTCGAATGACGGCAAACATCGACATTGACCTCGTCATGGCCACGCTGCGGTACGCTTTACACGACGAACGGCACGGCAAACGGACCGATGACGAGTTATACGACCTTATCGACGAGTACTGTGCGGTCGAAGGGCAGACTATGGACTATCTCGGCGGGCTTGTTATACAGCTGATATTTGATACAGGCCTGTATAACAAGGTCAAATTTAAACCCGATACGGGTAAAGTAAAAAACGCCGAACCGACGACACCGAAGAAGAAGGGACGGTAGTCGTCGGATCGATGGAAGAGTGGGTCGAGGCGGCCGAGCCCGTCGCATATGGCATGCTCAGCCTTAAGCCGTATGAATTTGAAGAAATGCAAATCCGAGAATTCAACGCGATGGTACAGGGACACCTGAGACGTAAGCGAGAACGAGATGAGATGAACGCCTACTTTACGTACTGGCAGATGAAGCCGCATCTCGGAGAGAACTCTTCGCTCACACCGGCTGCCATCTTAGCACCGCTTTACCCGGATGCTAAGCCCGACCCGAAAGAAGATAAAGAAGAGCTCATGAAAGCATTTGGCATGTAAAGGGGGATAGCCATTGGCAACTGTTGCAGATTTACTTATTAAGATCGGGGCGGACGGCAGCGGGCTGTCCTCGGAATTAAATAAAACTAAGCAAGAAATACAAAAGACATTCTCGGCGAATCCGATAAACGAATTCTCGGGAAGCGTTGACACAGCTACGGGCAAGGTCAACTCTATGCTCGGAAGCCTAACGAAGTTCGCGGGTATTGCCGCGGCGGGGTTCGGCCTGAACGCTATCGTAGAAAGCGCCGTTAATGCGGGCGAATCGCTGTATCAGGTACAACAGCGATTCAATCTCACGACGGCCGAAGCGGCTAAACTCTCAGGCGTACTCAAGATGACTGGTGGCGACGTAGAGACGGCCGCTAAGTCAATTATGAGACTTGACAAGAACCTTGCCAATAACACCGCTGAAGGTCAGAGTGCGGCCGCCGTCTTATCACAGATGGGGCTGTCGCTCACGGACTCTACGGGCAAGATGAAGCCGATGAACGAACAGCTTGCTGTCCTGGCTAAAGGGTATAAAGCGGCTAACGAAGCTGGTCAGGGTCAGGAATTTCTCATGGCTACGCTCGGTACGAGAGGGCTTGCCTTAACGAAGACCTTACTTAATTATGAAGAAGCGGCACAGCGTGTCTCGAAGATTAAAGGTACAGGCCTTGACCCGAAGCAAATGCATGAAGCCTACATGCAGATTCAGGAAGTCAATATGCAGTTTAGCAAGCTCGGCACGGTGGCCGGGGGAGCTCTTGCTCCGCTTGTCATGGAGATTCTTCCTCAGGTCATGGACGGATTGTCGCACACCGCGAACTTCATCCGTCAGAATAAGGATGAAATTAGTACCGTCATTGTTACCGTCACGAAGCTTGTAGCGGCATACGAAGCACTGAAGCTCGCTAAGAAAGGGGCAAGCGTCATCGGCGGTGTCGTAAGCTCGGTACAAGATACCGTAGCCGACCGAACGGCAGACGCACAACAACAAGCCCTTACCAAGGCTCAAGAACGAAGAATTAATAAGGCTATCGCCGATAGCGATCGCATGTACGCACAGATGAGGCGAGAAGCGGTAAAGACAGCTAATCAGCAGAACCTCTCAGCTGAAGAGACACAAATGTTCATGGCTGAGAAGTTTACTCAGATAGGACTAGAGTCGGCACAGGCGGCCGAACGAATTCGAGTAGAGATGACAAGAGCCTTTGCGGCAGTCAATGTAGAAGCCGAAAAGAGTGCTGCCGTTGTATCGGAGTCCGTGAAGGCCTCGACGTATACAGCTGATGCGGCGGCAGCCGCTAAAATCGAAGCGAATACCGCCGTCATCACAAGTAACGCTGAAGTAGCTGAGTCCGAAGTAGCCGTCGGAGCGGCGGCTCGTGAAGCGGCAGCTATTAAAGAAGCCGCTACGGCCACAGAAGTGACAGCAAACGAACGGCTCATCGTAAGTAATGCGGAAGTCGCTGAATCGGCTACGGCGGCAGGAGCGGCCTCGGCAAGAGCCAGTGAAGTAGCGACAGCGGCTACGGTGACGACGACCGAAGCGACGATAGCCCTTGCAGGGGCTCATGAAAAGGCGGGGGTTGCAGGTGTCCTGGCGTCGCAGAGAAGTGCTGCGGGTCTTGCAAGACTACCCGGGGCGATTGGACGAGTCACCAGCGCCCTGTTCAGTCTAGCGGGCGGTTGGATGGGCGTAGCAGCAGCCGCTCTATACGCCGCTTACTGTGCGTATAAGTACTTCAACGCTAAGTACGAAGCGGCACAGAAGAACACCTGGACAGGCGACGACGGTTACACTTATACGGCTCACGACGGCAGTATATGGAGACAAAAAGACGGTGAAAGCGGTAACGCTGACGTAGCTGCCGATCCGACAGGTCAGGGCTCGCGGGCAAACGGCGGGGCTACAGAAGAGAGAGTCGAAGAAGGAACGGCTACTTACGCAGCCGAGTATTCGAACTGGTATAACGCGGGCGGCGGTAAGGATTTCGCCGATGCGGAAGCTCAAAGGCAAGCCGCAGAAGCCGCCGTCAACAATACACAGATACCGTCATATGACTTCTCGCCTGATACAGGCGTAAGCGGTGCCGGTGTCAGTGGCGGCGGTACGCACGTTGAGAAGGAACAGGCCTATGACGTTCGGGCCGGTGCGATATATAACGCGGGACGGTGGAGCGGCCTTGGCTACGGCACAGGCGAGAACGAAGTCGTATGTACGACATACGTTGAGAACGTCTGGTCTGATGCGGGGGTCTCAGGGGCCTGGAACCTCGGGCCGATGGCACCCGATTGGGCGGCAAACGCGGGCAGTGCCTTTCACCCGACGGACGCTTACGGCAGTGGCTATGAAGCTCATGCCGGTGATGCCGTTATCACCAACAACGGCGACCATGTCATCATGCTTGATGCCAACGCTTCAGGGTATTATGCAGCTGCGGGCAGTGACCGCGTATCGCAGCACTATGACCAAGACTACCGTGAAGCATTCGCGGGGAACATCGTCGGCGTTATATCACTTACCGAATTCGCGGGAACAACGGAGACAGGGAAGGCCTTATCTGTGTCTGATGTTCGTAAGCAAGCCGAACAGCGGGCAAAGGATATCGCCAATGCTCGTAAGGACCTGAAAGGCCTCGAGAAGGACCTTGATAAGGCGATTATAAGCGACACAGGTACGGAGTTCGAGAAGTCTATCTCGGACATGAACACTAAGGCTCAGAAGTGGCAAGACCAGATCCGAAAAATAAAGAACACCTCGAAGGATATCGACACGAGCCACGCCGAAGACCTTCTGAAGCAGTGGAAGATTGAAGAAGCTGCTAAGGCCATGGAAGCCCTGACACAACGACGGCTCAAGTTTAATACCGAAATGGCCAAGCTGAACGCTGAGCTCAAAGGCGATTATGCGTCGGTAGCTCAGGCCGAATTCGAAGAGACCGTACAAAGCCTTGATAAGCAACGAGAAGCGAAGCTCAAAGAGATACAGGCAACAAAGGCTGACTACGAAGCCCTAAAAGAAGCCAATGACTGGTACACGGCCGCTTATCTCGAAGCCGTCCAGAAGCGTGAAGACGCTGAACGGGACGCATATGAGAAGTCCGTACAGAGAGCGATTAAGCGCGGCGATATGGGTAGTCTCACTGGCCTGTTACAGTCGCAAGCGGCTAAGGATACACAAGCCTGGAACGACCGTTCCAAGTCGGCTCAGGCCTATTACGACTTATGGCAGAAGGCTCACATGTCCACGGCCGAGATGGTGGCTGCAGGTAGCACTCAGATTGCGTCGGGGATACAGGGAGTGTTCTCGGCTATGGCCGACGGTACGACGAGCGCTAAGGACTCGTTGAGAAGCCTCGGCAAGGTGTTTCGTAACACAATTACTCAGATGGTCGCTCAGGTAGCCGCTTCCAAGATTGCAAATATGCTGTTCGGCGGACTTCTCGGTGGCGGTGGTAAAGAAACGTCGGGGTTTACTTTTAACGGTAACCTCTTAGACGCAGCCTCGTTTAGACCGTATAAGCCGTCTCTTATAGCAAAGCCTTTCGCAACGGGCGGCCTTGTTACTGCCCCGACTATGGGGCTTATCGGCGAGGCGGGCAATGATGAAGCGGTCTTCCCGTTGACCGACGAAGTTTATTCCCGCATGGCCAAAGGCATCAGCCAGAACCAAGGTCAGACCGGAAGCGGAGCGGCCGCACCGGTTATCAATATTATCAATAACAGCCAATCGAACGTGAAGGTACAGTCGAGTAATTACGATAACCAGATGAAGAAGTACATTATAAACGTTGTCGTCGATGCCGCAGAAACCGACGAAGGCGGCATGGCTAGAACAATTCGCAGTATATCGAAGGGATAGTTGATATGAGAACATTTCCCGCGGATCAGATTCCGCATCCTGTAGTATCGCTCGCAACGAATGCGGGCGATACATATGTTGAGAAAATGACTGATAATACAGTCGAATCGAAAACCGATGCGGGCTACCGCATCACACGACCTAGGAACACACGGACGCCGAGGTCCTTCCAGTACGCCTGGACGTGTCTTACAGAAGGCCAGAAGAACACCCTCCGAGACTTCTGGAAGGCCGTTCGTAAGTCCGATATGTTCGTGTTCAAGGACTATGACTCAGGTGATACATGCACGGTACGCTTCACGAGCGACTGGGAGTCGCATTACTCGCACCCTGAAGGGTACTTCGTATCGCTCACGTTCGAGGAGGTGTAGCCGATGAAGGTGTGGGAAACAGCGGCTATCTTAGAGAAGAACAAGCTCTCGTCCGATGCGCCGTTCTTATTACTGCTGAAGCTTCATCATGCGGACCTTCCTGAAGACATATATCTGGCGAGAAATACTGAAGACGTAGTGTGGTCAGGCCGAACCTGGACCCGCTTCCCGTTTAGCGTGACACCCGTCACAACGGACGGTACGACACTGCCGTCTGTCAAGCTCACTGTGTCGAACTGCGGTGGCATTATCCAGTCGTATCTACAGCAGTATGGCGGTATGACCGACGCGGAGGTCACCTTATATATCGTACATACGAATCTCTTGAGTACTGACGAGCCGCTTGACCAACTCGATTTCACGTGCCTGTCAACTTCATATGATGAAGCATGGGTCACGTTCACCCTCGGCAGTAGCCCTGAACTATATAACAAATTCCCTCTCGATACGTACATGCTCGACTTTTGCCCGTTCGTGTTCAAGTCTATCCGATGCGGTTACGCCGGTGCTGACAAGCCGTGCAATAACACAATTAAAGAGTGCCGCATCAAGGAACGTTTCGGAGGTGAGCAAGGGATGACGGGTAACTATGGCTAATATTAGTGACCTCATCGGCGTTCCGTACGTAAATGGCGGGCGAACCGTAGACGAAGGGCTCGATTGTTGGGGGCTCGTTCGTGAGTACTACAGAAGAGAAGGAACGGACCTTCCTGAGATTCTCATTGATGCCGAGAACACCGATACCGTCATGCGTACGGTCGATGATACGAAGGCACGGTGGCAAGAGCTGAGCGAGCCTGAGATAGGTTGTGTCATACTGATGCGGCTCATCGGTAATCCGCTTCCGAGCCACTGCGGCGTGTACCTCGGCTATGGCGAGTTCATTCACGCCATTGCCCCTGCCGTACAGGCCGACAGGCTGTTACGGTGGGGGCCTCGTGTTGTCGGATTTTATAAGCCCAAAGAAGGAGCATATCCGAATGTTTGAGATTATAACAGTAAAAAACATATTAACGGGAGAACAGGAACGACAGCAATATACGTACGAAGGCAAGCGGCTCATCGATATTGTCGATATTAACGGCTTACTGGTGTTCGTCAACGGATCGCTTGTCGAGATTCCCTACGGCTACATCCCACAAGATGGTGACCAGGTCGTCCTGACCGCTGAGCTTGAAGGCGGCATGAAAGGAGCCCTGGGGTGGATTTTACAAATCGGGCTTATGGTCGCAGCCCCGTACGTAGGCGGTTGGCTCGGTATCACGGCCAAGTTCGGACAGGCCTTAGCTGCGGGTGCGTTCATGATACTCGGCGGGAAGATTATAAACAGCCTGTGTCACGTCAACCAGGCACACGCTCAAGAACAGTCCTCGTCTCCGACGTACGGGTGGGACCTTCCTCAGATACAGACGCATGAAGGCGGCCTTATCGGTGAGACTTTTGGCGTTACGATGCCCGCAGGTCAGTTACTTATGTATCATGTAGAGACGGAGTCAGAGACCTACAAGCTCACTGACGGAGCTCTTACGAATACGCATAAGTACAGCGGCGAAAAAGACGTGCAGTACCTCAATGTACTGTTTAGCGGTGGCTACGGTCCTGTCGACTCTATCGATGATATCCGCATCGGGTATACGCCGATAGAGAACTTCGAGTCTGTACAGATAGAAAAGCGGCTCGGTACGAATGACCAAGAGCCGATATCGTTCTTCCCGAATACCGTCGCTGACCAGTCGATTGACCTGGACTGTAAAGAAGGGGCGTCTGTTATAAGAAGTACCGACTCTGACCAGTGTAATGCAATCGAGCTTACGTTCACGTGGCCTGGCGGTATTTATTCAACGAATGATAAGGGGAACTTCACGAACCTCACAGCCCGCTTCACTATCGGCATTCGTAAGACAGGCAGTCGGGACGCCTGGCTTGAACAAGTATGCGCCGTAACAGCGGGAACGAACCAGACGGTCCGGCGCAGCTTTAAATTCGAGGGACTCGAAGCGGCACGGTACGACGTACGAGTGCTGCCGACCACCATGCCGATGACCAGTCGGCAGAATGCAATGATGCGGTGGTCGACGCTTTCGACATATATCAACTCAGGCCAATTCGTGAGACCGAATAAGGTCCTCATCGGGCTTCGGATTAAGGCAACGAACCAACTGAACGGCGGTATTCCGAACCTCAACTGGCGACAGAAGCGTATGCACGTTCTAGTCTTTAACCCTCGTACTCGTCAGTACGAAGAACGGCCCGCGCAGAATCCGATCTGGGCGGCGTACGATATTCTTCACCACTGCCGCAGACTCAAGAACATTACGACAGGTCAATTCGAGTATGTAGTCGACGGATGCCCTGCTGACCGCTTCAGTAAGTACTTCGACGAGTGGCAGAAGGCCGCCGATTACGCCGACGAAATGGTCGACGACGGTAATGGCAGCACCGAACGTCGCTTCCAACTCGATGCCTTCTTCGACACGAAGCAAAAGCGGTACGAAGCGGCGAACAAGGCCGCTCAGGTCGGACATGCGACTATTGTGCGACACGGTGTGAATCTTGGCATCGTCGTTGACATGCCAGGCACGATGAAGCAGATATTCGGTGAGGGCCGTACGACCGCTTCATCGGTAAGCGGTAGCTTCTCATCTCGTGACGAACGGGCCCGTAGCGTACAGATTACTTATAACGATGAGCAGAGAGACTTCAAGAACACGGAGTTCTTCGTCCGATCCGCTCGCTATGCTGAGAACAAGAACCTTCAGGACAACACGGCAAACGTGACGCTCTTCGGCGTGTCTCGACGCTCACAGGCTCACCGTGAAGCCCTGTACTACTTGGCTACGAACGAGCGACAGCTACAGACGATACAGCTGTCGGCAGACGTCAACGCCTTGGTGTGCGAGTACGGCGATATTATCGGCGTGGCTCATACCGTGCCGAGGCTCGGCCTTGAGAGCGGCCGCATCGTATCGGTTGACGGCAACAAGGTCAAACTCGATAAGGAAGTGACACTGACCGCTTCGGACGTCTACAGTATCATCGTTCAGCGTTCAGCCGATGATGCACTGGTCACAAGAGACGTGCTGCCGGTATCAACGGACACAACGACGGATACGATTACCGTATCTCAGTCATTCGGCGCTGGCGATGAAGTCAGCCAGTATGACTGCTACGCCGTCGGTATCAGAGATAAAGTCGTAAAGCCGTTCCGAGTCGTAAAGCTTGAACAAGACAAGGACCTCAAGATGACGATTACGGCCACGGAGTACGACGAAAAGATATACGAGCCTGACTATACCAGGTATCCGATTATCGACTACAGTAAGCAGAAGTCGGCCCTTCTTAAAGCGCCGATTAACCTCAAGCTGTCCGAGGAGAATCTGAGGGTCCAGGGAAGCGGCCGTAACAGTATCATTCACTGCACATGGCAGATGCCTGAGAACGCTCGGTTCGATACGTTCCGAGTCTCTTATTCTACCGATAACTACAACTGGACAGACGCTCCGACGACGAGGGCCTTATCACTAGACCTCGAGAACATGGAGCCTGACCACACCTATTATGTGAGGGTTCGTGCGATATTGGACGGGTTCGAGTCGGCGTACGCCTCGGCCCACATTGGCGTGTCAGGTAACATTCTACCGGCTACACCGGCAACAGGCGTGACGGCGTACACGCGGTACCGTCAGCTAGGTGGACAGGCGATATATGACGTCATAGTGAACTGGCTGCCGTCTTCGCTTACGGGCCGCGTTTACTATAAGACCTCGTACGCTTCAGCAGAGAACGTCATCGGTACGACGCAGACGCCCTGGAGTGCTTGGGTGTTCGCGGGTGAAGGAGCGGGGCAGCTAGTCATTCCGCAGCTCTTACCGGGAGAGACGATCCGAGTTGCTGTCACGACAGCGAATGAGCTCGGAGAGTACACAGTACCTGATGCGGTAGAGTATCTCGATATCGTGGTGGCAGAGCAAACCACCAAGCCGCTCGCTCCGGAGAACCTCACCATAGAGTTCACCGACAGAGCGACGGCACGGTGGAACGCTGTCACGAACGCCTCGATAGCTTACTATGAGGTCAGAACGAATAACGCACCGGGAGAAGCGGCAGGGCTACTCGTTCAGACTACAGACCTTCAAGCGGTACTGCCGCTTACAGAACGACAGGGAACGATATTTGTGCTTGCGCGCAATACACAAGGGGCGTACAGTGCGGCGGCACAGCTTGCGTATAAGAAAGACACGCCGAAAGCACCCAAGGCGCCGACCGTAAAGACAGGTATCGGAACGCTTACCGTTACGGCTCAGTCGTTTCCTGTTGGCGTATCGAAGATGCACGTGCGGATCGTCGGACAACAGCACTCGACGGCCTTCGACACAACGTCGAGCGTAGTCTCGTATGCATGCGAAAGCGATATATACGACGTCAGCATAAGCTTCATTGACGTATTCGGTCCGGGGGCAGAGTCAGGGGTTACGACCGTTACGGTAACGGCAACCGTTGACCTTTCGACGCTTAATCGTGAAGCCTTAGGGCTTAATGAGATTGATAAGAATATCGCTAAGATTGAAGCCGAGGTCGGAACGGTGAAGTCCGACGTAAACGGCCTACAGTCAAAGCTGACGCAGACGGCGGCAGGCCTACAACAGTCTGTGACTGACCTGGGTTCGAATATTCAGACACAGCTGTCGCAGTTCAGTAACAGTATTGACCTTCGAGTCAACAGTGCTATCCAGGGGCTCGACGGAGACGGGATTATATCCCGCATCAACTTATCGACTTCAGGGGTCCGCATTGACGGTAAGCTCTTACACGTAACGGGTCAGGCCCTGTTCGACAACGACATCATTACGAATAAGATGCTTAGAGCGGGCTCGGTATCGGCCGATAAGATGCAGGTAGAGTCGCTCGACACGGTGAGCGCTCGAATCGGGACGCTCCGTACGTCCACGTCAGGGGCTCGGACAGAGATTAAAGACAATCTTATTGAAGTATACGACGACGACAATGAGCTGAGAGTGAGGATCGGAATATGGAGCTAAATACGGGAATAGAAGTCATCAACCCGTCGGGTACGACGTTCCTGTCGCCCGACAGCACGATATGCCGCATCATCGACAAGGTGTTCATCGTATTCGGTCAGCAGCCGATATGCCTAAATAACAATTATGCGTTCGAGAATTATCTGGATGATGACGCGGCTCTCGATACGGCGAAGCGAACGGCGATGAAGGAGTACATCGCCAAGTATCATAAAACCGGATATACAGAAGCTGACTACGATAAGCTACCCGCTTCGGAGCCTGTCTCTTATACACATCTCCGAGCCCACGAGACTAGCGCTCATCTCGTAT